CAGTTCTGTTATCGCAGGCGTCAAGAATCAGGCTATATCGACTCCCTAACGACCTCTCCAGGCGGTGACGCAACATTGGGCACTTTGATGTATTGCGCCGCTCTGTGGCGCTCTAGAGGCTCAATAGAGGCAACCTACGCCACGTTTGACGGCATGGGTTCGGCGCCACAGCAAAGCCTGACCCCGATTGTCAAGCAGCTGCTTGGCATCCCTCGTCCAGCGGTTGCCTGATGTCGTACACAGACCTGTTTAACGAAGCGATTGATGACGTCACCGCAACGCTGACCGCAGTATCAGGATTGCGTGTTGTAAACGACCCAACAAAACTTGCACCTAATTGCGTGTATTTAGATGCGCCGAACTTCACCACGTTTGCTGGCAACGGCAACATTGTGCGCCTAGAGTTCCCGATCAAGGTGATCGGCTCTGGGCCTGCAGGTCTGCCGGTGTTACGTCAAATTTTGAGCATTGTCGCAACCGTGCTTGCCTCGCCAATTATCGTCATGGCTGGCCGTCCGTCAAGCCTTGAGATTGGTGGCGCGTTGTACCCGTGCTACGACCTTGATTGCGCAATAGAAGCCCAGACCGCATAATCCACAACTACCGAATACAAATCATCTACTATCAGATCAGAACTTAAGGAGCAAACATGCCAGCATCAACTTACCTATCGAATCCAAAAGTCCAAGTCGGAACTGCTATCGGCACAATTGCGGATATTAGCGATGACACCGTTGCAGCAACCTTGACGGTTACCGCGGAAGCTCTTGAAGATACGGCGTTCGGCCAGACTTCCCGCACCATGACGGCGGGCCTGTTTTCAAATAGTTTGACGCTAACCGTGTTTGCATCATTTGCTGCAAGTCAGACTTACGCAACTTTGTACCCATTGCTTGGAACTAAGTGTGTTGTAAAAGTAAACCCAACTGCATCTGCAGACGGAGCAACTAATCCAGGGTTTATTTTAAGTGATACTTATTTATCTAGCATTCCGGTGATCAACGCGTCCCTGGGTGAGTTAAGCCAATGGGACATAGAATTCCAAGGGGGAACTTTTAGCGTTGACGTCACCCCGTAACTAACGGCTCCAAGCCGACATAGGAGAACAAATGAAAATCAAATTGCAGTTAAAGCGCACGGCCGACAGCGCACCCGAGTATTACTACACAAACCTGTTTGTGGTTACTGAATGGGAACGACTCGAGCGTCGCAACATTCAACAGCTTTCATCTTCACCGCTGTATTCGGATTATTGCTGTTGGATGCACACGATCTTGAAGATTAAAGGCGAGCAGGTTGGTGACAACTGGCGCGATTGGATTAGCAAAAACCCTGACATCGAGATTCTGCCGGTACTGGATGAGACAGACCCAAACCCTACGGACGCGGCACCTACCGTCGCCAGCTAGCAGAAGTGTTGGTCGCGGTCGGTTGGTGGCCTAGCGACATACAGTTTGACTCACGGGATTTAGCAACTGTCATTAAAGTGCTTAACGAGGCAAACAAAAAACGGAGATGACGTGAACCAAGTGTCAACAAAGATTGAGGTCATAGGGCTAAAGGATGCTTTAAAGACTCTTAACAAGATTGACAAATCTTTGCGTCGTGAAATTACTAAGGATTACAAGAAAATCGTTCAGCCTGTCATTGACGACGCCAACAAGCTCGTGCCCTCAAATGTGCCGCTATCTGGCATGGCGCGCAATTGGTCAACCCGATCAGGGTTCCAGATGTTGCCGTGGATACCAGGCAAAAAACAAAAAATTGCTGCCAAAATTAACACCCGCAACATCAAGGAATACGGTGGAAACAAGTCAAACGTTGGCACCTTTCTTATTCAATGGCAGGGCGCTACTGGCACTATGTTTGACACCTCTATGGAAGGTGCGCTCGGTCGCGCTTTGACTTCCCGTTATGGGAGCCGTTCACGAGTAATGTGGAAGGCGTACGAGCAACGCCAGAACGATGTCATGTCCGAGATGGAGCAGTTGGTTAAGCGCGTCATGGAAGAAGCGAACAGAGAGACCGCGTAATGGCAATAAACATTCCAATCATCAGCGAATTTGACGGCACCGGGGTAAAGAAGGCTATTACTCAATTTAAGAAACTTGAAACCACAGGCGAAAAAGCCCAATTTGCTATCAAAAAGGCAGCGGTTCCTGCAGCTGCAGCGTTGGCTGGTTTAGCTGTTGCTTTGACTGATGCCACACAAGCCGCAATGGAAGACCAAGTCGAACAAGCCAACCTTGCACTTGTTCTTAAAAACGTTACTGGCGCGTCAGATGATCAAGTTGCCGCCATCGAAAATCAAATTTCTGCGATGTCTCGAGCCTCTGGCATTGCTGATACGGATTACAGAAAAGCGCTTGAGGCATTGACGCTTGGTACCAAAGACACGAAAAAAGCCATGGAAGACATGAATCTTGTCATGGACATCAGCACGGCTACAGGTCAAAACTCCACGACCGTTGCTGAAGCACTTGCAAAAGCCTATGAGGGCAACTTTAAAGCTCTAAAAACTTTGTCACCAGAAATCAAAACCATGGTGGATGAAGGCAAACCATTAGACGAAATAATGCAAACGCTTAGCGAGACGTTTGGTGGGGCAGTAAGCACAAAAGCAGAAACCGCTGCTGGCAAAATGGACATTCTTAAAAACTCTATTGGTGAAACTAAAGAGTCAATTGGTGCAGCGTTGATTCCAGTTATTGAAGCGGGATTGCCAATTTTGCAAAAGTTTGCTGATTGGGCTCAAGACAATCCAGACAAATTCATTGTTATTGCTGGAGCGATTGCAGCTGTTGCGGCATCAATAGTTGCAGTAAACATAGCCATGGCAGTTAACCCGTTTAGCGCTGTTGCCGCAGGTATAGCACTTTTGGTCATAGCTTTAGTAATTGCATACAACAAGTTTGAATGGTTTAAAACAGGCGTAGACAGACTAATTAACAATATTCTTGAAGCATTTGAAATCATGGTTAACGGCGTAATTATTGCAATTAATACCATTATTCGCGCGTACAATTTAATTCCGTTTGTTGACAATATAAACACCATTAGCCACATTGATTTGCCAGAATTCGGCGGAGCAACGAATAATCCTTCGCGCACAATAGATATCCCTCGATTAGCTGAGGGTGGCATCGTCAGCTCCCCTACTCTTGCGTTAATTGGCGAGGCAGGCCCAGAGGCCGTTGTGCCGTTAGATCGCATGAATAGCGGCGGGGGAGTGACCATTAACGTCACGGGCGGACTCTCAACTAGCGCCGAGATCGGTGAATCGGTCGTTAACGCTTTGCGCGCCTATTCGCGTTCAGCTGGGCCATTGCAGTTACAGGTGGCGTAATGCCCGGCATAGCAGTAGTTGATTCAGGCAACTATGACCTGCAGATCGCCACAGGTTTTCAAATTGACGCTTTTGTTCTTAATGACGCTGTAAAGGGAGTATTGAACAATACCGAGTATGTGCTAGACGGCACGACCGAGTTTGCCGATGTAATGGACTCGACTGTCAGCGTAAACGTGCGGCGCGGTCGCCGTGACGTCGGCGATCAGTTCAGCGCTGGCACAATGACGTTTACTATTCAAGACGTTGACGGCATCTTTAACCCGTTTGACGAAAACAGCCCGTACTACGACATTGCCGAATCTAAGCCTGGGCTTGCCCCATTGCGCCAAGTGCGGTTAATTCGCTACAGCTCAACGAATGTGCCCGAATCATTGTTTAGCGGTTATGTCGTTAACTATGACTACAACTTTGCGCTTGGCGGTTTGGACACCGTGACGGTTTATTGCGCTGACCAATTCTACCTGCTTGCGCAAACCTACCTTGACGAACTAAACGTGACCGCCGAGACATCAGGACAACGCATTGAAACAGTCCTAGACCTGCCAGAAGTAGATTTCCCTGCAGGCGCTCGAAACATTGCGACTGGCACCGTGAACCTTGGCCACCTCGGTGCATACACCGTGCCGGCAGGAACTAACGCTCTGCAATACCTAACCCAAATTAACGACACCGCCGAGTTCGGTCGTTTGTTCATGTCGCGTGATGGTGTGCTCACATTCCAAAATCGCATCGGCAACACGCTGTCGGCATCGGTAGCCGACTTCCATGATGACGGCACAAACTACAAATACCGTGGCGTGGGCATCACATTTGAGGCGGACTCGGTTGTCAACCGCGCGGTCGTTACCGCGTTAGATGGCAAAACCGCAACCGCAACGGACGCAGGTTCAATTGCACAGTATTTTATTCAGACAACTAGTATCACTAACAGCCTGCTACACGAGCAACCATCAATT